TCGATCGTCCAAGCATCCAGTAAGGGTTGGACATGAACGGAATCGCCATTGGAATGATTGGCGCACCTCAACCGGTAGAGGTGGACGTCAAGGTCGAGCAGAAGAATGAGCTGATCGAGATGCTCTATTCAGGGCTCTCGCGTCACATCAGCGACTGCTGGGAACGCGCCAAGTTTTCGAAGACCGAGATCACGGAACGCTTGCTCAAGTGCGAGCGCCAGCGTCGTGGGGTGTACGACCCGGAGAAGGCGATGGAGATCGCCCAGACCGGTGGCTCGGACATCTTCATGCGGATCACCGACATCAAGGCTCGAGCTGCGGCGAACTGGATCAACGACGTCATGCTCGGCGGCGGCAAGCGTGCCTTCGAGCTCCAGCCTGGCAAGGAGCCTGAGCTCCCGCCCGAGATCTCAGCCGGCATCGTTGAGCTCGTCCAGATGGAGATGCAAGCCTTCGTCCAGGCCGGTGGCCAGGTTCACCCCGAAGCTTTCCGTGTCCGGATGGAACAGGTCCACGACACGATCATGGCTCGCATGCGCGAAGAGGCGGAGAAGTGCGCCAACCGCATGGAGAACAAGATCGAAGACCAGATGACCGCTGGCGGATTCGAGCAAGCCTTCCGCGACTTCGTGGACGACTTCGTGACGTACCCGACTGCGATCCTCAAGGGCCCTGTCGTGCGCCGCAAGAAGACGATGAAGTGGGGGCCGAAGTTCCAGCCGCTGATCGTCAACGATTACGTGCGCGAGACCAACCGTGTCTCACCTCACGACATCTTCCCGTCGCCCAACTCCAGCACCGTCAATGACGGGTATCTGATCGAGCGTCACCGCCTGACACGCGCCAGCCTCCAAGCCATGCGCGGCACCCCTGGGTACAGCGACAAAGACATCGACCAGGTGCTCGAGCGCTTTGGCGAAACTGGTTTCCGTCAGTGGCTGATGGGCGACCAGGAACGCGATCGGCTTGAGGGTAAACCCCATGCCCGTCTGTACACCAAGGAAGTGATCGAGGCCCTGGAGTTCTGGGGTTCTGTGTCCGGGAAGATGCTGATCGACTGGGGCTTCAAGGGCAAGAAGATCGACCCCATGAAAGAGTACGAGGTCAACGTCTGGCAGATCGGTCCCTTCATCATCAAGGTGCAGTTGAACCCCGATCCCCTGGGCCAGCGTCCCTACGAGATTGCCCAGTGGGTGCCCGTTCCTGGCTCGTTCTGGGGTACCGCTCTGGGAGAGCAGATGCGCGATGTGCAGATCATGTGCAACGCCGCAGCTCGCAGCCTGGCCAACAACATGGGCATCGCCTCCGGTCCCCAGGCCGAGATCGCTGTTGACCGCTTGCCTGATGGCGAGAACGTCACCTCGATGTACCCCTGGAAGATCTGGCAGACCACCTCCGATCGCACCGGCGGCGGTCAGCCTGCCGTCAGGTTCTTCCAGCCGAACATGAATGCGCCCGAGCTCATGAACGTCTACCTGACCTTCATGAAGCAGGCCGACGAAGTGACCGGGATCCCGAACTACGTGTACGGCGGTCAGGCTTCTGGCGGCGCTGGCCGCACGGCGTCTGGTCTGTCGATGCTGATGGACAACGCAGCCAAGGGCATCAAGTCCGCCATCGCTTCATGCGATGTGGTGATCGCCTCGATCGTTGGTCGGATGTACGTACACAACATGCTCTACGACCCGGACACCACCGCCAAGGGCGACTTCAAGGTCGTGGCCAAAGGCGCCATGGGCCTGGTTGCCAAGGAGCAGTTGCAGATGCGCCGCAACGAGTTCTTGCAGACCACGGCAAACCCTGTGGATCTCCAGATCGTTGGCGCCAAGGGCAGGGCATACCTCCTGCGCGAGGTGGCCGCATCACTCCAGATGGACACCGACAAACTGGTCCCCACCCCGGAGCAGCTCGAATTCAAAGAGCAGCAGATTCAGGCCGCGCAGATGGAGCAGATGCAACAGCAGATGGCGCTGCAACAGCAGCAGCAACCCGAAGCCCCAGCGACACTGGACGCCGCAGGCAATCCTGCCGGTGGCCAGGACGCCAACCTTGTCCAGTAAAGGAAAGATCATGAAACGACCCTACGGCGCAAAGCCCCACAACGAAATGGCTCCGGCCCCGATGAAGATGGCAGATGGCGGCATGGCTCATGGATATGCCGATGGCGGCATGGTGGAAGGCGATGGTCTGCATCGTCAGTACCCCGGCTTCGAGGCCCCCAATGCCCCGTGCCACCACCAGGGTCCTGGCGTGCGCTCGCTGCAAGATTACAAAAAGTAAGTAGCGTGTTAACAAAACCACCACTTACAGTCATTCAATCGTTGGCTTCATTGGAAGGCAACCATGACTTTGAACGAGTTTGTGAGTGGATCGAAGGATCGCTGGAACAGATTCGTGATGACACTGCGACGACTGCGGACGAAGTTCGGACTCGGTGGTTGCAGGGAGCGTCTCAAGCGTTGGCGGAATTCTTGGAAAAGAAACGAACCGCAAGAGACATCCTCCACAAAATGAAGTGATTCGCCCCGTCGGGGCAAACCGCAGGACCCATGGCGGATTGCATGGGCACCGAGAACACCGGAACGAAGTATCAGGGAAAACCCTTAGTGGCCCCAGGTGCGGAGTGAAGGCTCAAGGAGTTGGAATTGAACCTACCACGCGCCGTCCTCGAGGCGGAAAGAAAGGCAGACGAAGCTCTTCAACGACTGCAACAGGCTCGACAGCCCCAGCAGACACCACCTGAAACGCCGCCAGCGTCTCAAGGTGATTCGGATCCCCCGGCCAATACGCCGGCTCCGAGCGAACCAGCAGCCACGGCACCTGCACCTGCAAGCACCCCTCCTGCGCCGGCCAGCCAGGACGGAGACGACAAGTGGGAAGCCAGATACAAGACGCTGCACGGCAAGTACAACGCCGAGGTTCCGCGACTGCATGCGGCGATCAAAGAGCGTGATAGCAAGTTGAATAGCCTGACCGAAGAAGTGGAGGCGTTGAAGGCGAGCCTGACGAAACCGAAGGAATCGTTGGTCAAGCCCGAGGAAGTGAATGAGTTTGGTGAGCCGCTGGTTGACCTGATCCGCCGCGCAGCGCGGGAAGAGGTTCAGAGCAAGGACGCGGAGATCGCTGCACTCAAGAAACGGCTGGAGTCGATTGACAGCAATGTCAGCCAGAACCGCGAGGTGAGCTTCTTTGACAAGCTGACCGCATCGGTCCCGGACTGGATGGCGATCAACGACGACCCCGACTTCCACGCATGGCTCGGTGAAGCAGATGAAATCACCGGAGTCACACGCCAAGCAGTTCTGTCGGAGGCTGAAGAGAAGCGCGATGCGGATCGCGTTGCCAGATTCTTCAAAGCGTTCAAGAAGGTTCAGGAAAACAAGTCGGCGGCAGCAACCGCTTCGCTTGACTCACAGGTTGCACCAGTGGCGACTCGGACCCCCGAGGCTCCTCCGGGCAAGAAGATCTGGACTCGCGCAGAGATCGCTGATTTCTACGCTCGAGACCGTCGAGGTGAGTTGAGTGAACAGGATGCTGCTGCTATTGATCAAGAAATTCAGATGGCGATCCGCGAACGAAGAGTGCGGTAAGCCGGCTGAGCAGAACCTGAAAGGTTAATCATGTCTCTCGCAGTCAATGGCAACTACTACGGCGCCGGTTCTGGCGTCGATTCGTACGCCGGTGCTTCCGGTTTCATCCCCGAGGTTTGGTCGGGCAAGCTCCAGGTCAAGTTCTACAAGAGCACCGTCCTGGGCGAGATCACCAACAACGATTGGGAAGGCGAGATCAAGGGC